TGCCCGAACAGCGCCCAGCACTCGGACGGCCAGATCGAAGCGCGCTACAAGCCCCTCGACCGCTCGTTCTGCTGCTACCACGGCCATTGCGAGGACTTCAACAGCCGTGCCTTTCTTGGCTGGGTCTGCGATAATGGTGGGCCGCGCGTCAATCCTGGCCTGCGCGACGAGCTGCTGGCCGAACACATGAGCAACACGCTGTCCAAGCTGACGCCGACCGAGATGTTTTCCGACGATGCCGCCAAGGTCATCGCGGACGTGGAGCGCAAGGAGCTGGGCCGCGTCGAGAAGTCTGACTGGTACGAACGCTTCGCCTACATCTCCGATGACGACTCGTTCTTCGACATCCGCGACTGTCGCGAGCTGGGCCGCACGACCTTTAACGCGATTTATCGCCACGTTCCCTGCCAGTCAATCCACAATGGGCGCAAAGTTGAGGCGTCAATCTGCTTCGACGAGAACCGCCAAGCCATGAACGCCCGTCTGCTGCGCGGTGTCACCTACGCCGCTGGCGAGGCCGTGCTGGTCGCGCGTGACGGCGAGGTGTACGGCAACCGCTGGCGCAACGCGCGGCCGGACGTGTCCGGGACAAGTCCCGGCGATGTCAGTTCGTGGCTGGACCACTGCCGGTTGCTGGTGCCGGAACCGGCGGAGCTGGAGCACGTCCTTAACATGATGGCGTTCAAGGTCCAGAACCCCGGCGTCAAGATCAACCACGCGGCGCTGCACGGCGGTGACGAAGGCTGCGGCAAGGACAGCATGTGGGCACCGTTCATCTGGGCGGTGTGCGGCCCGCATCTGCGCAACCGTGGCTTGATCGACAACGACGCGCTGTCGTCCCAGTGGGGCTACCAGTTGGAGAGCGAAATCCTGATCCTTAACGAGCTGAAGGAGCCGGAGGCGGCGCAGCGCCGCGCGCTGGCGAACAAGCTCAAGCCCGTCATCGCCGCCCCGCCCGACATGATCGTCGTCAACCGCAAGGGGCTGCACCCCTACAACATGCTGAACCGCATGTTCGTCCTCGCGTTCACGAACGACCCGGTGCCGATCAGCATCCCCTCGCAGGACCGCCGTTGGTTTTGTTTGTGGTCTAACGCGCCCCGGATGGCCCCGGCGGATGCTGACCGTCTGTGGGGCTGGTACAAGACGGGCGGGTTCGAGAAGGTCGCGGCGTGGATGCACGCCCGCGACGTGTCGAAGTTCAACCCGGCGGCCGCGCCGCCGTTTACGGAATTCAAGGCCAATTTGGTCGAGCATGGCATGAGCATCGCCGAGTCGTTCCTCGTGGATCTGATCCGCGTCCGCGCTGGCGAGTTCTCGCGCGGTGTGGTCGGCTCACCGTTCTTCGCGCTCTGCGACCGGCTGGTCGCGTCCGCTCCGGCGGGCGTCAAGATCCCGCAGGCCGCGCTGCTGCACGCGCTCAAGGAGGCCGGGTGGGTAGACATGGGGCGGCTGGCGTCTGCCTCGCACATGACGAAGAAACACGTCTTCGCCACGCCTGACATGGCGCGCGACCACAGCAAGTCGGAGCTGCGCAACATGCTGGAAGCGCCGCCCACGTCCGGGCTGAAGGTGGTCAAGTAACAAACGAAAATCCCGGCGGTTAGGCCGGGATTTTTTTTAGTGTTCGGTCTGTTTGCTCAGGAACTCAACCACGGCTTCCGCCGTTCGGGTGCATCTGGTACACGGCCCGTCAGCGCAAGGCACGTCCTCGTCAATCGCGGCGCAGATCACCAACGCCAGCTCGTCCAGCTCATCGTCGGTCATTAAACAGGCTCCACAGCAGCGCCGCCAGCACCACGACCATCGTTGCGATTAACAATACTTCCACCATGTTCCTTCTCCATCAGTTGCCGCCGGAGCGTGTCGCGCTGGTGCCGAACGCGCTCCAGCTTGCGCCGGAGGTTCTCCGAGTAGTTCCGAGAGCTGACGAGCTGCCGCTCGATGTACTCGATGTGCGCAGCGGCCAGCAGCGACGCCTTGCAGCCATCTTCGGCGGCCAGCGCCCGCAGGGCGGCCTTGTGGTCAATCATTGCGGGGCCTCCCATTCTTGCGCGCTGGTGCGCCGTTGCGCCGTGCGATCACCCTGACGTGCCCCGGCGAGTTCAGGCCGAACAAGCGCGCGATGTCGGTCAGCTTGCGCCCGGCGATGTAGTGCTGCGCGATCAGCTCGTCGCGTGCTGCGAGTGCCTTCATAGGCCATGCCCCTCTTCCACGTCGATCTCGACCTTCACGCAAGCGAGGCGAGTATCAAATGCGTGTTTGTCCGCTTCCTTTTTCGTGCTAGGGCGATCTTCGCGCTCGTAGATGTTAAGCCACACCGTCCGCTGGATGCGTGGCTTTACCTCGACGAGGTTATTAGACCCTTCAAAATCTGACTGAACGCCGTCTTGCGGCCAATGGCTCACGACCCATCCGGTCGGGCTTTTGATCGCGCCGTGGACAGGACGCGGCTCGTCCCCATCCACCGCATAGATGCGAACTTCCCGGCCATCGCGTGTGCGATATTTCTTGTTGATGTCGATCATCTCATTTTCTCCCAAAGGTCACGTTCTTCTCGGCCCGGATGTCTTGATTGCGCCACGTCCAGCACTCGGCATTGTCTTGAAACACGACCCAGCACAGGTCGTGCTCAGTTCCGTAGTCGATCAGGACGTGCGCCAGCCCCTTGCCCTGCGGCGTCACCACTGGCAGGGGCGGATCAAGGCGCAGCATCATCGGACGCCTCCCTTAGCGCCGCGATAGCGGTCTCTTGCATCTGCACCGCCAAGCTCCACAGTTCAACCCGACCCGGTATCCGCACCGGAATCGGGCATTGCGCGATGGCTTGCAGCGCCGCCCGTAGCCGGTCGATTTCGTCCTTCATAATCTGTTTCCCGTTTTTGTACCCGTACATGTACACCAGCGTCAGGTCGTCCAGTTCCTCCGTCATATCTCGCCTCTTGCTTTCTTCGCTCTGTAGTACTCCAACGCCCGTGCGCGCTTGCGTATGGCGCTCTCGAATTGCCGTCCGTCCAGCCAAGCATCCAGCGACTGCACGCCGTGCCAGACGGTCGTCGGGTCGCGCCCGCCAGACCACTGGCCCAGTTGCGGATAGGACACCAGCAGGCTGTCGCGCGCTCGCCACCAAGCGAGGTGGCGGGCGGTGCTGGCGGCGTGTACGCGTGACCGGCCATCGAACGTCGCCGTGTCAATCTCGCATTCGGCGCAGGCGTCGCGCTTGAGCCGCTCGAACGCCGCGCGTGTCGCGTGCGGCTTCACGCTGCGGCCGCGCCGTTGATCAGCGTCACGGTCACGTCGCCGGGCGCGTAGCGCGGCGCGGCCATCGCTGCCTCCAGTTCCGCGACCGCGTCGGCCGCTGCCTGGTCGGCCCGCCGGGCGCCACAAGCCCGCACGTACAGGGTCGCGTAACCGGCGATGTCATGCGCGTGGTCGTCATAGTCCACATCGCCAGCCATGATGCGCGCGGTCTTTGACAGCCACGCCTCGCAGGACTCGCGCTGCGCGTCGTTCATGCGCCGGTAGCCGTTCGAGTTGCGCAGGATCTCTTTCATCAGTTGGGCGTAGGCCGCTACGTCCTCAAACGCCCCATGCGTCGCCTCGCGGTCCTGCAAGGTCTGCTCTATCGTCTGCGGCGCGTCCTGCGCCTGCGGGTGAGTCTTAGGCTTGTGCTTGCTCATCTGTCGTCCCCCATCGTCTGATGTAATACATTACGGTCGAGTGATCCCGGCCGCAGGCTTTCCCAATGGCCGAGTAGGTCCAACCCAACGCCAGCAGGCGGCGATACACCTCCAGCCGTGGCCGCAGGTGTGCGGCAGCCGGTGACCGACCGACTAGCACCAGCCAGGTCGTCTTGTGCGCGGCTGTGATGTCCGCGCACAGTTCGGCGAGCTGCTCTTGCGTCAGCCGGTAGCTCGCCATGCGGGCATCCATCCGGGCACGCCGCGCGGCCTTGCCCGCCAGCTTGGCCGCCCGTTCCTTGACGTGCGGCAGCGCCGCCCGTTCGGCCCGCGTGAGCCGTATCCAAGCCGTGTCGGTCCTGTACAGGACCGGCGGGTCTTCCGGCGTTGCTGGCGGCGCTGGTGGCGTTGCTGGCGGCGCTGATGGCGCTGGTGGCGTTGCTGCGCCGGGGCGCTGCCCCGTCGCAATGCGAGCTTTCACGGCCGCGTAGTGCGCGAACCAGTCGCGATCCGCGTCGGTCATGCGCGGCGCTCCGCTAACCTGGCCTGCGCGACCCGCTGGACCGTCCGGCCGTAGATGATACGGCCATCGGTCGTCACGCCGCGCCAGCGCCGCGCGAGCGTGGGCAGGTAGCGGACGCGCGCGACGTGGCCCGTCAGGCTGCCGTCAGATGCGCGGATCTCTATAATCGGTGTCTGAGTCATTTGTCAGGTGCTCCCATAAGGCTGCTGCGCC